GCAGTACCCAAATACATAGTCATTGCTGAATAAGAAAAAACACCACTATCATAAAACTCAGTTGCTTGTATAATATTTTGTGTTCCTGCGGCATATTGTGCGGGGGTTGTTAATCCCAAACTTGACCCCATATATTGTGGGACTAAATAAGTTGATGAAAATAATCCACCACCTTGTAATTGATTTTGTTTTATTTGTAATCCAGTGTTATTACCTAATCCATCTTGAACTGATTGGAATGAATTAGTTATACCTGTTGTTGCTGTTTCCAAATTTAATAGACCGTAGTATGTATCTTTAATCTGTTGATTGGTTAAATTAGCCATATAATTTTATTTTAAATATTTTTAAGTTGTGCTCCATAAGTCTGGATTATTATCCCACTTTCTATTATCGGTGTTCCATATTTGATGTGGTGGAATACCACCGCCGCTTGGAGTTGGTGTTTGTGTTAATGTTGGGGTAGGAGTTTGAGTTGGTGTTTCCGAAGGTGTAGGAGTATTAGTCGCTGTCTCAGTATTTGTAGGAGTAGGTGTAGGTGTTCCTGTTTCAGTATTGGTTGGAGTTTGAGTAGGAGTTTCACTTGGGGTATTAGTTGGAGTTTCACTCGGTGTTTGGGTTGGTGTTTCAGTATTTGTAGGGGTAGGAGTAGGTGTCTCACTACTTGTTTGAGTAGGAGTATTAGTTGGAGTATTGGTTGGGGTTTCTGTATTAGTAGGTGTAGGTGTATTTGTTGGTGTTTCAGTATTTGTCGGGGTGATAGACGGTGTTGGTGTAGGTGTTGATGTGGATGTTGAAGTAACCGTTGGTGTTGGTGTGAGGAATGATTCAAAGAATGCTGCGTCACATCTATTCAATGGAGTCATTACTTGAATGTTTAATGTTGCGGTCCATCCACCCAACATATCATCGTATTGTTCCAAGAACGGTGTGCAGACAATTGGATTATCCAAATAGTATTCTGCGTTAAAGTTCCCCAACGATTGAGTAACAGATAATCTAAACTGAGAAATGATATCATCAAGAATCTGATTGGTATCACTTAATAAATCTGTTTGGTTTAATAAACTTCTTTCAACAACATCAGCAACAATAATATCAAAACTATATTCCATGTAGTTGAACTTCTGTCTAACATCATTCGGTACGACATAGAGTAATGGATATATTGGTGGATTAAATGTTGTGTTCTCTTCTTTGTCTCTTGTTTGATTTAAGTATTGGAAATCCCCAACTGAACCAAACCCAAATGAGTTTAATTGTTTGTGGTGGTCTGCTAATAACTTAAAGTCCTCATAGAATGTTTTAAGGTTGATTCCGTTGACGTGTTGTATTGGACTTCCTGTAAATGGTAGATACGCTGCTGCACATCTATTGAGTGGGGTCATTGTTTTAATTCTAATAACACCATTCCAACCATTTAACATATCATCTTCTTTTTCTAAGAACGGTGTGCATGGAACTTCATCATCTACAAAGTAATCGGTATAATAGTCACCGAATCTAGCACTAACAGATAATCTCCATTGAGAGATTACGTCTTGTAATATTTGTAATGTGTCTGATGTGATATCAACTTGGTTTGCTAAATCTCTTTCAAGAACATCAGCAACGATTGTATTAAAATCCCAAGTCTTATATTCCAAATTGTTTTCAACCTTTGATGGTATAACAAATAACAAAGGATAGATTGGAGGATTGAATGTTGTATTTAATTCTTTGTCTCTTGTCGTTGTCTTATAAGATAATTGGTCTGAGTTACCTGAACCAAATGAATTAATTTGTTTGTGTGAGTCGGCTAATTTCTGATAGTCCTGTATAATCTTCTTAAAGTTAATCCCACTACTTGGTAATGATGATACAGATACAGATGGAGTTATAGATGGTGTAGGAGTATTTGTCGGAGTTTCTGTTGGAGTTCCTGTGTTAGTAGGGGTTTGTGTTGGTGTTAATGGTATCGTTGGGGTTTGTGTAACAGTTGGTGTAGGTGTAGGGGTTATTGGAGAGAAGTCATATTTGTCTCTAAGATAAACAAACATATCTGTTAACTCCGTGCTATCCAATTTCTTATTGAACCAAAACTGTTCTGCTATACTCCCCTGAAATTGTGACGCCACAACTATACCAGGATTTAATACAGGAGGTACTGATGTGTAAACTGTTGAATTACTATTGATTAAAACATCGTTAATCCATAATTCAATTTTATAATCTGGTCCATCTTGATATACTCTAAATGCTTGGTTTATCCAAGTATTTGCTGTAAATGGAACATTAAAGTTAACAAAACCATTTGCAGTATTTGGGTCAGCCCAAACGTTAAACTCAATATTACTACCGGCAATTTTATTTTGAAACCATCTATAAGGAACAAAACTTCCATCATATAATTCTCCGTTTGGCGAACCCCCACCAGCATCACTTGATGTTATAACACTTTCACCACTACTACCACTATAAAGATATCTTGAAAAGATTGTATAATCCGTTGTCCCTGAATATTGTCCATTCAGAGATGACATTTTACTTTGGGCAATATTAAGAGTTCCACCACTTGTGTTTACTGTGGTTGAAGAATAAATACCATTTTGAAATTGAACTCTATTACCCGATTGAGTTTGAAAATATGTTGTTGCGTTAATACCATCAATAACACTTAATATATCTGAGCCAGATAAATTAAGAAATGATGGATTACTATACTGGTTCCACCAAGTTAATCCGGATATTGAAGTAGGTATTAAACTCATCTATTATTTCTTTGTTGTTCTTTCATTATCCTTTCTTTCTCGTTATTGAGGTCAGTAAGGTAAGACAAATGATTAAGGGCAGAAGTAAGACCCAAAGAAGTAACAAAGTCAATCTGCCAAACTTTGTCTTCAGCAAGAAACGAGATAATTTGGTAGTATCCCCAAAACTTTGAAAAGCCATTCTCAGCCTCATCATCTGAAACATTATCGGACTCCTTGAAGAGAGTTCCATAATTTCGTACAACCCCCTCTCTAAATTTAATAAAAAAAAAAGTGCTCCCTCAACTATGTGAGATGGGGCGTCCAACATTGATTCTATTCTCTTCTTGAAATTGGATTCTGAATACTTTGTTCCTTCTTCACAATACATATACGCCATCAACTCATTTAGGTTAGCAATTCTATATCCTTCATCCTTCTTTAAGAATGTATCGATATCAACGAACTGACCAAACGATATGGTGTTAACATCCATAAACTTATATGTGATTCCGTTCAACTCAAATGATTGAGTTAGTTTCTTTGATTCTTTGTTGTAGTGGGCAAATAATACTGACCCAATCTTTTGTATGGTTGAAGCATCCATGTCCATTACATCTTCGTGAGACATACCTGTTACCTTCTCAATCAATCTTACATTTAATTCATCTTCACTTAAAATATCTTTGAGTTTCATTACATCACAAAACTCTCTGATGGTGGGCTCGCTTACTTCAAACTTCTTTGATTTGCTTGTTATAGTCATACTAATAATAAATATCTTTTCTTTTATGTTCCCACTTTAATAAACATAGACACCAGTGTTCCTCATCATCTTCATTTGAAGGACATATCTTATCGCATCTATTAAGTGGTTATTCTTATCTTCTGGTTCATCCAAGTTGTTTCCGTTCTTATCGTTCTTCCATACATAAGAGTTTAATTCTTCTATAAGGTTTTGTGAATTGGAATGGATAAAGAAATTGCTACGTTTGATTTGGTCTATACCTGACAGGATGGTGTCCTTCTTTACTGGCTTTGCATTTATCCCCGACCTTGACATCTCAGAGATTGCTTGAGGGTTAGCACTATCACAGATAAAATCATCCGTTAAATTAAGTCCTAAGTCCTTTATCTTGTAAATAAAGTCGGGGATGGTTACATTCTTTAGATACAATAATTCCTCACAATAAATTGAGTCATTGTCTTTATACACCCTCACCAAAGTGGAAGGGTCATTATACCCGAAGTCAATTCCATAACCCAATAACTTAGCGGATGGTGGTAATTGAGAATAATATTGTTGATGAGAAAATACAACCCTTGTCGGTACACCTCTTTGACCTTCACCAAATACCTTCCAAGTTGCAGCGTCTTTGTCTCGTAACTTTTCAATTTCATCTATTAGTGATTGTTCTAAGAATGGATTGTCTTTGTATGTGACAACCGTATAGAACACATCGGGTTGTCCTTCTAAATCATATATCCAACTGTTCCATAATGATGGGTTCAGGTCCATTACAATCCTACCTGATGTTCTCAGTGCTAACTGAACATATTCATCATAGGTAACTTCTGTGGCTTCGTTGATGAAAAGGTAATCTCTTTTTCTTCCTCGTAGTTTTGTTTCATCATCAACACTAAACCATTCAATGATGTTTGTCCCCAACTCATAGTATCCATCAACTGAATGCCATTTGTTTGAATCATACATACCAAACATCAGGAGGACCTGTTTCAAATCTCGGAGGATACTTCCCTTTAATGCGGGGAGTG